TTGTTCTGTTTTTCCTTAAGGCATCCATCCACTGTGACCAAGCCTCATCTAGTGCGTCAAAATTATCTATTTTGGCATCAAATATGCTCTTGCCTCTTCCCTCATATCTGGCTGATTTATAAAACATCATAGGAACTGCCATCATAAAATTGTCATTCCATACTACATCTGAAAGCCCTGCAAGCTCAGGCACTGCATCTAAAGGACATTCCCTGTCTCCATTTACAAGCTTATATCTAACATATCCTATTCCATAATGCTCAAGAAGAACATATTCCCTTGTTCCACTATGGTACACTGTCTTAAAAATGATTTCTCTTACCCTGCCACGATCTCTTATAATTTCTATCTTATCTCCCGGATAAAATTCTATTATTGGATATTGGCTTAAGGTTGTATCAAAAGATATTTTAAATGCTCCATCTCCTATATAAAGTGCTTCTATAACTGCCTGTTTTACCAGCTCTATAAAATCATTTTCTTCTGCAATCTTGTCCCATTCTTCCTGTCTGCTGCCAGTGTCTATTAAATTCATATCATCAACAACTATACTCGCCAGCATATCACACAGCATAGCTGGCAAACCAACGTGTATTTTTCTTATCTCTAACCCCGCTGTACTTGTTGCCGACCAGAATCTTGTATGATCTCCTGCTAACTGTTTATACAATTGTGCAAGTTCTTCACTTTCACCTCTGTACCATATTCTGTTTTTAATAGCATTTCCTTCATAATCAAGCGTTTCCTGTAATGTAAATGTTCCATTCATTGCTGGCTGTATACGCAGCCACGTCCTTATTCCTGTTCTTACCTTTTCTGCCATACTTGTAAATATGTTCACCTCACTCACACTCCTATGTCTTATTCTCTATTCCTATCTTGTCGCGATAAGGAATCCAGCCATACTGTACACTGTTTACCATATGGTCGTTACCATCCTCTGGCTCACAGTCCTTATCCTCCAGCCACGAATACACCTCTAATTCAGTCTTGTAATTCTTACAGGTATCGACAATATAAAAGCTTGGCTCTCTGCCCTTCTTATCATTAAAGGACATCCAGCCAAGCTGTAGATTAATTCTGTCTATTATGGTTACTTTCTTATACGCATTGTTAAATATATACTGGCAGTCAATGTGTTCTCTCTTGTACTTGGCAAACTCTGTTATCGTTGCCTGATCAGCGTTATCTATAAACACATTCTTTGACATTCCACCCCATTCTTTTCTGTTACGCTCCAGGAAGTCAATGTAATTCCTCGCCGTGTCAGACGGAGCTATTGGTATATCAAGTTCTGCATTGTTATACACCTTTTCATCCAGCACTATCAGCTTACCTTTATTAGTTATTCCCATAAATGACATAGCAATAGTATCTGGGCTCTTGGTTGAATAGGCTGTATCAAGACCACTGGTAAATATTGTAAAATATTCGTCCTGTGTTACATCAACCTCACGTCTGATGTATCCCTTAGCCTGCTCTTTGGTAATGATATGCCTATTGCAGAAATTAGAAAAGACAAGACCAGTTGCCTTGCCTCTTAATCCTAATATCTTATTCTTGTATATCTTAGTACCAGGCGGATAACTCAATTCCTTCTGTTCTATCTTCTCAGGTGTCATAGATATATTATCTGTCATCTTAAAAAACCAATATACCCAATTTTTAATAGGCTTACACTCATTCAGATCTTTCCATATTTCTTCTGGCACATCTGCTTTATACTTATCAATCGGTCTTGCGTGGTTGATGTACTCTGAATATATAGGTAATGTAGGTGCATCTGGATTAAGTGTGCCTACAAAATATTCAGAACGTCCGAATATCTCTCGTATGAAGTCTATGTTAGCTGTATTGCACTCATCTACCCACACACATCCAAACTGTGAACCCAAGGCATTCTTCCACTTGCTGGCATTATCGTAACCGAGAACATATATTATCTTGGTAACGCTGCCTGTTCTGAACTTAATATGTGGCAGCTTGTTCTCCTTGTCACCATTACCACAATATTCCAGATTGGGAAATATCTGCAGCAATCCCATATCAGCATTTATTATATTCTTCTCAATAACACCTGTTGTATTACCGGCTATAACATGCAGCTTCATATCTGATTCAGCTACATTCATAATGAACTTAACAGCTACTGTTGTTGTCTTTCCGGATGCAGTTGAACCCTCTAAGAACTCTGCTCTTGCAGGTGTGTCTATGTAATCCCAGTACTTATCACTTAGAAGCATCTGGCTCACCCCTTGCTTTACGCTGTGCTAATAGCTCTGCGAGTTCATTTTTAGCTGTATCATTTACATTGGCTTCTATCTTATCTGTAAATATGCCTAAATGCTTACCAAGAAGTTCTAAGGCCTTTTCTTTACTACATGGTCTAACCTCTAGTCCATCTCGCCCCTTCTTAATAACTGCTAACGCTCGTTTCTGTTCGTCCGTAAGTTCTTCTGTCAGCACTGGCTCTACTGTCCTATACATAACAGGATTGCCATCTTCATCAAGCACATCTACAAGAGCACCTCCTACTTCTATTTTCATTTTCTTTTCTACAACACGCGCATAATCTGCCGCATTAGAAAAAGCTATCAAGGCAAGTTCCTTGATAACTCTTTCCTGTGTTATCTCTGTACTCCTTGATAGCTCTTTTTGTCTTTTTGCTATATATTCCTGCACCTTAACATTTCTTAACAGTCTTGATGCTGTCTGTTCGGCTGTTTTCAGTGAATACCCTGCCCTGATAGCTGCCTGTGTGGCATTAAGGTCTATAAGGTATTCTTCGCAGAAACGCTTTTGTTTTGGGGTTAATGCCATACAGTCAACTCCTTTCAACCATTTTCTGTATCCTTATCTTCTATTTTTAATATTTTTAATGCACTTTGCTTATTTTTTATTTTTTGATCTAACTTTACAATTTTATCAATCTCTTTATTATATGTATTACATATATCTTTATTTTGACTAATAACATCTTCCATATATTTATACTTTATTTGTTTTAAATATTTATCGTCTACTTTACTTTCTTTATAAGATAAAATAAGCCAAATCAACGATATTCCTAAAACTATTTCTAAATATAATATTTTGCTATATATTGTAGGAATTGATACTAATATTAATATACTTATTGATACACTAATTACATTCAAAAATGCTGTTGAAATAATACGATACATTTCACTCTTTTCATCTTTATTATAACCATATATCAATATCTCTCCTATATAAACAATAACCCAATCATAAGCATATGTACACAAGGAAACAGCCAATATTAAAATAATAGTTCTTATCAATTCCTTATCATAATATATATGTTCATCCCATAGATAGAATAAAATCACAGTTGGTAAGATGCTTGAAACTACTATACTTAAAGCTTGTCCTCCCTTTTTTATAACAAAATCTGCTGACAATTTTTCAATGAATTTTTCAATAATTTTTTCCATTCTTAATCCTCCTAATTGTATTTATAATATAACTAACCACATAAAAAAATCAACAAAATAAGACACCAACTTTCGTCAGTGCCTTAAGAGGGGATAATTATCAATTTAGGAGTAATGGCGCCAGCTCTCACCAGCACCACCGGGGATATTATTGAATTCAGACTTGCGTATGTCTGTAGAACAATGCACCTTACATCTGTTCCACGATAAATATTACCACATATAAAACGAACAGAACGAACAGACTTTTATTTTTCTTTCAAAAACCTTTCAACTGCCATCCTGCATCCATCCGCAGTATAGTGTTTTCCCATACTATGTGCTACTTTTATCCAAGAATACTTATTAACATATCTGTATGTAATCATCCTTCTCATAGTACTGCTCTTTATCTGGTATATGTAATGCTCTGCAAGCGCTATCTGCTGTTCTATCTTCTCAAGAACATCTTCCTGCTGCGACTTTCTTAACATCAATAATGCCATCTGAGTATCATATTCCGAATATGGGAAACCTTCTATCTTGAAATGCTGCTTGCCTCCATTTCCGCCTGATACACTATCTATTACAGTATATCCTTCCTGCTCCATCTTACTTATCCTTTTCTCTATCTGAGATATAGACTCCTTTAACGCTTCTCTTTCCTTTATTAAGTCATCATACTGTATCAATATTTCTTTAATATTGTACTGTTCTTCCACTCGCTACACCTACCTATCGCTTATACTTCTGTTCTGTACCATCAGCCATTTTTACTGTTATTTCTAATGGATACCCCTTAGCGTTATTACCTATCCTTAAATAACGTGCCTTTATTATTTCCAATGGCTTACAATGTCCTTTTTCACAATGCTGTGCTTTGCTTTTATCATTGTATTCCGTTCCACATATCTCACATATATAATGTTTAACTTCTTTCAATATAATTACTTCCTTTCATCTCTCCACCAGCTGAAAGACCAACCATTATTTGTTAACTGCTGCCATATATGATTACCTTTGTAATATGCCTTTCCTTTGCTTCCATTATGTCTGTAAATTTGATATATTCCTGGCTCATCTGGTTCTACATCATAACAATTATGCCACCCTTGTGCTTCCATCTTTTCTTTAAATGTCATACACTCTTCAAACTTTAACTGCCCTATACATTGTTTCATACTACTCTCTCATAATTATCATATCGCTTGCTAACGCATATCCGTACTTCCTGTTAGCTCCAGGTGACTTCTCCCAACCTTTAAGCATATATATGTGAGTACACATATTTAACATCACCATAGACATCTTCATATATTCCTCATAGGTTGTTATATCTGCTGGAAGCTGCGCATTAACCTTCGCAGGATTAATAACACCAAATCCTTGTGCTTCTAATTCTTTCTCGACCTTGCTAAAACGTTCCATATAATCATCTGTGCCGGTTATTGAACCACTTATGTATACTCTGTTATCTCTCATTGCCTGTATTCTGCTATCATCCATTATTTATTACCTGCCTTTAATTTATCTAATGCTTTTACGGTTGCTTTTAACATTGGTTTGCTAGTTCTACAATTCTGTCCAGTATATGTACATTCTGTCTCTTTGAGATAGCCGCACCCTATACATATTTCCTTTGCTACTGCTTCTTTTGAATCCTCTATAGTCTTCTCCCTTACATCACACTTTTCTTGATCAGCAAGAAGTTCCTGTAATTCAGCATTACAATCAACACAGTCCACGTTGTACTTATGTTTTGTAATTTTGTCTATAAAATAGTTCTCTATTTCCTTTTTTAATTTATCCGCATCAATTAATCTCACTTTCTTTACCTCCAATCTTCCGGCATAGACATCTGCGCATTACAATCCTTAATCATCATCATTGTATTTGTACTTGGTATCCAGTTCTTTACATACTCCACAGCTTCCTCGTATTTAAGCCTTGGTGTATTGCCTCTTGCATTGACATTAAAGTAATCCTTGTAATCGTGATTTATTTCCGTGAACACCTTCCTGCCGATTTCTCTATAAGCATTTGACTTCTTTCCACCTACCAGTTCTATAACCCTTGATGATATAAGCTCACCTAAACTGTGCTGCTGTCCATAATCTATGTTCATAGTGTTCTCTAACTTTGTAACCCTATCAGAAACATCATCTATCATACCTAACTGTATCCTCATCATTTCCTGTGTTGAAAGCGGCTTCTGATAGCTTCCTGTCTTTCGTATGCTTGGAAGCACCTCTGATGTTACCCATTCTGTAAATCTCTCAGCGCTTTCTTTTCTGCTCTGAAAGATTGTCTTATAAAGATTACTTTCATTTATAAATGTCGCATTCTGTTTTCTTCCTATATTATCTATGACCTCGGCAGTACCGACCCCATCTTGTTTGAGTCTATTTTTAACATCTGTAATATGTGTAATTTCTAACGCTTTGCATACATCCGCCAAACAAAACATAGGCTCGCTATCTACTATAACCGTCCTTATCTGTCCGAATTCACTATTGTTAAATATCTGTAACTCCATTCTGTACCTCCTACAACACATATACTCTGTCACTTAACACATCTTCCGGATCCAGCTCCTTATTAACCTCTTTTACCATATAGTTAAAATCTTCTATATCCATATCTTCATCATACTTATATATAATCAGCTCATGTATGCTGCTTGGAATCACAATAATCTTATCTGCATTTGCAATTCTCTTTATCCTATCCATTGCATATATTACACCAGCTCCGTGGAATTTATTAGCATTAGAAGCTATTACCATTCTTCTCGATACAGCTTTTGCAGCCTCTATTAATTCTTCACCTTCCCCATCTTCCTTAATCATTCCTGCCAGCACATCACCAAACAATCCTATATGTGCATTCTTAACAGTATTAGCTCTCGCTATCTCCCATGCTGTTTCTTCCTTCATGCCTATTTTTTTTAGAAGCTCCTCTGGTATCTTCATTATTGCACCTTTGCCAGGTGTATTAATTAATGCTGCTGCCAGACAGTCATCCACACCTTCAAGATATGCATTATGTCTTGTTATATTCACAGACTCCGCTCCTGCCTTGCAAAGTGTTATAAACAGCTTATCTTTAAGATATTCTGCTTTTAATATATCTTCCATCTGAATTGGGCTATGTTCTTTATACACTGAAAGAACCATATCAGCAGCAGAGCTTACACTATTCTCATTCTCAATAATTTTATCTGTATAAATAATTGGAGTTGGGTTAGCCTCTCCAATTATCACAATGCCCTTAAGTACTGTACCATTCTTCTTAACATCTTTAATCTCTGCTACATATCCTCTGTCTCTTAATTCATTTACTATATCCTGTCTGTTCATAATCAATTCTCCTTATACCTCCAATATTTTTTCACAGGTGTTTCGTCCTTCCTTGCTCCTGTAATTATGAAACACAACCTGTTGTATGTCGCTGCTGTTATTAGTTCTGTACCATCTGCGTAAACAAGCTTCATCTCCAAGTCATATCGGTATCCCATCTCCTTAGGAAATGTATCCGGGATTCGATTCCACTTTCTCTCCTCCGGTTCTTTATCCAGGAACTCATATATGCTCATCTGACCTTCGCAATCATATCCATCTTCCATATCAGCACCTCAATTCTTCATCATCAGACCTTATATGGAATTCAATACCGGTTTCTGCTGTCATAGCCTCTGCTATATCCTTCCACTTCACATATCCACCAACAAGACTTTCTGTATATTCGTTAAATTTCTGGATAAACCTATCCATACGCTTAGTTCCAAATCCAAAATTATCCCTAAGCACGTATGAGCTCATCAGCAGTACTGTGTCCATTATTGTCTGTTTGATAGTTTCTGCAAAATGCTCAAGCTCTGTCTGAGATATCTTAAGTGGTACATCATATGCCTGTCTGAACTTAAGTTCCTCTTCAAGTCCATCTATACCCTTTTCCCTGGCAACTCTCAGGGCATATGACATACCTTCTCTTCGTGCCTGCTCCTCTTTGCTTAACTTAGCCATTACTTATTCCCTTCTTTCCTCTGTGCTGACTTCTTCGCCTGCTTCTGTGCTTCATCTTCAAGCTGTGCAACACGCATATGATTGTAACTGCAATAATATTTCATCTTTCCACGGACAATGCGCTTATACACATATTCCTCTAAACTGTATTTTTGCGTATCAATAGCCTTTCCGCACTTATCACAGCAGATACCTCTTTTAACTGGGAGTATTCGCCTTTCCTGTTGCACAGACTTTCTTATCTTCCTGCTGGTTCTTTGCCTGCTTGGAATTATTTAAGCTATTGCCTGGCCCATTTAAACCAGCTGTTACTTTTCCCAAATCATTACCCTGTGCAAGTCCAAATTCTGCCATCATAGCTGCAACACAATCTTCAAGTTTTGCGCTTTTATCTTCAAGATATTTATCTAATCGGTCCTTGATAAACTGTGCAGTTTCCTCAGCTATATCATTAAGCACTGGTATATTCTCAAATGCCTCATAATGAGCCGCTGAACCATCTGGTTCAAATTCTGCTTTGTACAGGGCTTTAGCACTTATGTCTGTGGCTAAGGCTCTAATTTTGATAAGTCTGTTAGTTTCTTCCGTAAGCGATTTACTAAACTGATTTACAGCTTCTAAATCCATCATCTCTATAGCTCCTTTCGTTAGTTGTCCAGGACAGAGTTATAGAACTCGTCTGAATGTTTTGGTCTTTGGTTAAAATTATTAAATTTGTTGTTCACGCGCGCAGGCGCTATATTATTTAGTTTTCGTTTATGTTTATATATGGCTACGGTTTCTCCTACGCTTTTCCCTTCGGTTTGTACTACGCTTTCTGCTTCGGTTTCTCCTACGCTTTTTACTACGGATTTGAAAGTACAAATCTTGTATTTATTAGGACTTCCTTTTTTCCCTCTCTGGAATTCTATGAGTCCAGCATCTATTAATTTATTCCTGTTTTCGACTAACGTAGCCTCTCTTGACATCTGACAACGAGACATTACTCGCTGGTTATCTACTTGTATCCACTCGCACCACCCTGCCATATTATTGATACTCAATAACTTGTAGTACAATAATTGCGCAGCACTCGGCAAGTAATGACTTTCGAGCCACCTTTCAAACCCGTTCAGCTGTTTTATGTAGTCGATACGCTGTTCTGTCATCACGGCTTCACCTCTTCCAGAACCACTTCTATTCGTGGGTTATGTTTATCTATGAAGAAATGATCTTCAAAGCCTACTATGTTATTCCAGCCATCATTATCTATAACCTTGCATTTAACAAGTGCATCCTGTATGAACTTATGTGCAACTCCTGCTATATTATCAAGGTCTCGTTTTCTATTTGGCTCATAGAACGTATATTTAAGTCTTATAGGACTATTTATATGTGTACGCTTTAATTCAAGCCTTATAGCGTTAGATATAATCACCTGATACTGTTGTTTCATATCATTTCCATTGCTATGCCTGTTATGAAAGCTTCTTTCCGCCTTTAAATATTCATTAAGGCCTGGCAATGTACCTTTAATTGTAAATGTATAGAGCATTCAGCTCCTTTCCGCCCTGCGGAAGTATGCACCACAGGGCTTATATGTATTTCTGTGACAACGTAGATTGTGTGATATTATATGTCACAGATAATTTCTTCCAAACTCCTGTATAAAATACTCTCTTGTACCATAATTCTCTTCATAATACTTCTGTGCCATTTTCTTAAGCCTTAAGTCTATGACATTGGCAGATTGTCCGGCATATACTCCATTAGGGTGTAAATCTGGACGAAGTGGAACTACAAATCCATACTTCTCACTTTTCTTCCTGTTAGATCCTCCGAATATATGATGCCGTTCTACTGTAGTTGAACCTGTGAATATACATTCATCCATATTATCAGTGAATACACTTTTAAGTTTCTTACTCATATATTCCACCTTTCTTTGAGCTGTGCCAGCTCTACAGGAGATATTGTGTCTATTCCCAGGTCTTTTGCTTCTGCCACAGTACCATCAATTAATACAGACATTTCATAAGAATTGTATGTATGACTGCCTCTTATGATTTTGTAGAAATATACTTCAAATCCATTTTCAACTTCATATTTGATATATCTTAAATGTGGTTCTTCCATTTCATATGCTGTATTTATTGGTATATTGGTTTTTATTACTGCCGCAACACCGTCATCAACTTCCATAGGCTGTCCATATTGTCCCAGAAGCATATTCTTAACCTTGGCTTTAGATAACCTCTGCTTATCAGCTATCTTGCCTACAAGAACGTGAAAATAAGCATTGGCATCTAGGCTTCGCCTTTCCCTGTGGGGCTTAATTTCTATATCCAGCTTTTCCTTTTCTTTAAGCTCAATAAATTGTCCAGCCACATCATCATTTACTTCTAACATAAGTATCTGTTTCATTGTCTGAAAATCTATTGATACATCTTTATATCTTCCTGTGCATTTCATTCTTCAATAACCGGCTTTGAAGCTGTTGCCCTTAAAGCCTGCATTACTTTAGGGAACATTCCTTCTGTAATTTCTTCAAGACTATTAACTCTGAAACGCTCACATATCACTTTGCTGGATACCCCTGTTCGTTCAATCTCCTGTTCAATTGTCATTATCTTAGGCTTGGTTATCTTCATAGCTTTTATTTCAGCCTCTTTCGCTTCCTGAGCTTTACGTTCAGCTTCTTCTTTCCGCTGTTGCTGTTCCTTTGTAACCTTTTCCGCAGTATCTGCTGTATCAAGGTTATCATCCTCACTTATCTCCATTGCTATCATATAGAGGTATCTTCTGGCATATGTTGTTACCGCACCAATATTCTGCATTGCAGTAGCTCCCTGAATGCTTACATTAGCGGTAGGTATACTGAATTCAATTACATCCTCTAAATTCTCAAGATTAATAAGTGTAAGACTTGCTGTGTTCTCATTAATTGCAAATTTAAACAATGTCTTATGCTGTGTCGCAATACTATTGCAGGATGGAAGGAAATCTGAAAGTTCATAATACTCATATTTGCTGTATGTATTTTTTCCAGTCTTAATTAATTTCTTTGCCTGCAATTCCACTCTCATCTCTGCAAGCTTTTCGTAAATGCTTTTACTCTCTGCCATTACATACCTCCTGATACATCACACCAATATTATCAATATATTCACAAATCATATCTTTTTCAGTTTCAGAACAATATATCTTCAATATAAATTCCTTCTGCTGTTCATTAGATCCTGTAACAAAGGCTGCTACCATATCATCATCTACACTATTGCAAGCTTCAACAAAGGCTTCATCTGCACTTTTAACATTCTGCTTTATATCATCCTTGCTAACCTTTTCCTGTATTCTTTTATCTTCTTCTGCCTTACGTTCCTGCTCCGCCTTTCGCTCCTGCTCTTTTCTTAATATCTCTGCTTTGTCAGCTTCGTACTTCGTTATTACATTAATAGACATTGCCAAATCAAGAGTCTTCTTAAACGTATCCAGTGCTTTCTGTTCAGCATCGCTGTGCATATTCTTAATTGTTTCAACTGACATTTTGGCATTATCAACTAATGTTTCTATAGCTTCTTTAATCTTCTTAATAGAAGTTCCCTTGTTCTCCCAAGTCTTAGAATAAATCCTGCTTAAAGGAAGATATTCCTGCATACCCTCTATACAGTTATCGTATACCTTTTGAATTTCTTCCTTCTTCTGTTCGATACGCTTATCCTCATATTCCTTAGTCTGTTGAGCTATAAGTTCTATTGGCTCTGCAATAATCTGCTGGAGTTCTTTTATCTTGTCCTCAAACTCTTCATAAGGCAGCATATATCTCCTTTTTACATCTTTTCTCTTATCATCAAGGCATTTGCTTAACTTTCTCAATGTAGCAACGGTGCTTTTTGCTTCAATAAGCGTATCCTCTGTAAATACCATTGTCTTATATAATTCCATTGAAGCCTGTACATTTGCCTTAATCTCATCATAATTACTGATATTTAAAATTCCATTAGTCTGCTCTACAGACACTATCATCTCATTCATACTTAAATCTCCTAATCTGATCTTCTTAATAAATTAATGGTTTCTTCCTGTTTGAAATTAAATTCATATTGTCCAGTTTTCGTTAATTTGAATTTGCGAAGATAACGTGCCTCTTCATCCTCACAATTACATTTTTCTCCTGGGTCTAATCTTGCCTTACATCTCTCACAAATATATTTATACATTGATTTTTACTCCTAAATGTTCTACACTGTAGTTGAGATTTTTTACTTGAGTTGCAGTGTTGCCTCACTGCGGCTCTTTTTATATATTCCTTAACCGATAATCACCTATTGAAACTCCAGCTTTGCACTCTAATCGGTGAAGTCTTAATAACCACTTAGAAGCATCCTCTATTCTTCTATCTGTAATAGCTACATTAATTCTTTTGTTAAATGCAACTATTAAACCTATGTCACGCACAATTATTTTCCTTTCATTTGCCTAACTTACAATATCTTTGGGTTCATTAGGATTTGATAAATCTTTTCCCTCGTTATCCTTAAAAAACCTCTCAAGTTCAGACTTTCTTATTCTTGTGTGAGGTATCTTTAATACTCTTAACTGATGAGCATTAACAAGGCTGTATACATACTGTTTAGATGTTTTCATAATCTCTGCAACTTCTTCTACCGTATACACCATATCCGCTAGTGTTCTTTTTACTGCTTCTGTCTTCATTGCTTTCTCCTTTCTTACTTCTTCTTATCATCTCTGCATAAAACTAATATTGTTATACAGATAATAGTTGTTATTGCTACTGCTGTTACATTCATCTTTTTGCTCCTTGTATAAATATCTTGTTTAATCCTGTTCTAGCTCCTATACTTTATTTAAAATGCTTACAGGAGGATACATTATGCCAACACCATTCAACGAATTAGAACTATCAATATATGAACATCTTTTACTAATACGCATAAAGTTCACAGGTGTTTATAAGGAAACTGTTCGCAAAAAGCAAAGATACCAATTTCTTTGTAAATTCAGTCTTGTAGATAACTCCCCTAAAAACTTCAAAAAATACGTCATTAGCGACAAAGGGAATATGTATCTACGTTACAAACGCCGTAGTTCTTTTCGTTTCTGGATACCTGTAATCATTTCCATACTTGCCTTGTTAAGCAGTTATGATGTATACACTAATCCTTTTATTCAGAAAGTATTACAATCACTAGCACAGCTATTGAAAAATATAATGGGAAATTAGGATGTCGTTCTCTGAATGGTACTTTCACAATCACATATTCAAATCCCAATCTCTTCATTTTCCTTACTACTGATATCATCTGCACTAATGTTCTTACTCTCTCTTCTATGAATGGTTCATAGCAACGGATAATGTACTTATATGTTTTCTTCGCAATTGCTCTCACCTCCTTGTTATATTACTTGCTTTGAATGTTTACTTGAATTAATTTCAAGTTTAAATTCAAAAAAAATTAAAATTTTATCTGATTAAGAGTTACACCGAAATGCTCAGCAAGAGCTCTAACTTTACTTACTGCCACATTAGATATATCTTTTTCCCATGAGCAGTATGTTTGGGGAGAAATACCGATTTTGTTGGCAACTTGCTCCTGTGTTTCGTTTTTTCTTGCTCTTAATTCTTTAACGGAGAACTGCATTTCATTTGTATTCAACTTTTCATCACCTCATTTCAACTTGAATTATTTTCAAGCATATGTTACTTGATTTATATTCAAGTGTCAATACCTTTTTTGAATTTATTTCAAGTTTTTTTATCTTTTTATCAATTCTACTTGAATTTTCTTCAATTATATTATATTATTCAAATATAAATTAAGAAGGGCGGTGACATTAATATGTGCCTTGGTGAAAACATACGTTTTTTAAGAACTAAAAAAGGATATTCTCAAGATGACATAGCCAATATGCTTGGTTATAAATCATTTACTACAATACAAAAATGGGAGTCTGGTGTTTCTGAACCACCACTTAAAGCCTTAAAGAAATTATCTGAAATATTTAATATAGATATGAATGATTTAGCTACAAAAAAACTCTCTTATAATACTAATGAAGATAATAATGTATATTATCTTGATGATGATGCAAGAGATATGGCTCAGTTCTTATATGAGAACCCTGATTATAAAGTTCTCTTTGATGCATCACGCAAGGTTAAAAAAGAAGATATTCAGTTTGTAAAGGAGATGATTGACCGAATGTCTAACAAAAATGATTAAAGATAAGAGGGTGAGAAATTGGATACTAATATTTTATATGTAGATATGCCTACTACAATTAAGGCATATACTGTTTGCTGTGATGATGATACCTATACCATAGTCTTAAATGCCAGACACTCAATGGAACAATTGATGTTGGCTTATCATCACGAGATGAAGCATATTGAAAATGGCGATTACGACAAGCCAGACAAAGATGTTCAGGTAATTGAAATATTTGCACATAGAGAAGAATAGGGGGATATTAAATGTTAATTAGCAAATCTGATTTAAAATCATTGAAAAAACAATACAACTTCTTAATGCATAATAAATTTTATATTTCTGTTCGTTATGTACATGGAATACCTAATCAAAAATTATCTACATGTGTTGTTGGATTATTTGAGGCTGGGTTGTTTCTTGATTTTTTTCTTGGCAAAAAATACATATATAACATAAAAGATATTTCTAATGTTTTTTATTCAACATATTATATAGTTATTGAGTTTGCAGATAACTCGTTTTGGACATTAGTAGGTAATGAAAAACAAGTTACTAAAATATATTCCATATTAACTACAGAATACAATATTTCTTCAATAAGTAAAAATATTACGGACTATTTACCTAATATTATACCTAGCAATTCTGTGTCTGAAACATTAGAACATAATGAAATATCTGCATTAACAAATACTGAAAATGAAATAGAAACACCTGATAAAGCTGGATATGAACTTCCTGTTCAGATAAATGATATTCATGAAACTGATAATAATGCTACTGCCCAAGAAAAACATATTGAGAATAAGGATGAACATATTAATTTTCCTGATTGGTATATCTCTGTATCTTTTGGGAAATCATCTTCAAGTAATTATATGAAAGCCGTTATGCTTGCGCAACAGGCTCCTCAATATCATACCCAGACTGACAATGGTGTTATCCTGCATCAAGCCATATATTCTAGCAAACCTAATGAATATCTTTCATTTATTAGTCTATATGAGCTTGTAGCAAACTGGAAATCATCTTTTGTAATAATCAATGGTAAAATTATTGATAGAAAAATTGTAGGACAATTAAATTACTGTTATGGTGATAAATGCAGAAGTGGAAATCCTAATTTTTGTTATGGAGCAAGCTATATGACAGAAAACCCATTTGGCTGCCACCGACTTCAAGTAAGTGCTGCTAATAATCCATGGTGGTCATTCTATAGACTGATAGGAAACACATATGTTCTTAATCAAGCTGAGCTTAAAGAACGAATTGACTCTTATGCATCTATATATTGCATATGTCCTTGTTTTAATTACCAACAAATTATGAAGGCATATAATTCTTTACCTGTTAAGTTATCACAAAAGAAATATGCTAAATTATGGGCTGACGGATTTGGACTAAAAATGTAACTACATTATCGGCTTTGAACCAACCTTTTATGTTTTGGAGATGTGGGAATGAATAATATTATTAAATACAGGAGGTAATAACAATGAATGCATTAGAAAAGATTGTAAAAAGCAATCGCATGCCTGTACTTTTTGTTGGGTCAGGCATTTCAAGAAGATATTTGCAAGACTATCCAGATTGGAGTGAACTTTTACGAAAATCTTTTGATATGTATAATAAAGACTCTTATCAATACCAGAAATATATTTATATACGAAAGGATGGTGTTTTATGACAACTATTGACAGACTTTTAGATAAATCCAAGGAAGCATTCGTAATGGCTATTGAAATTTACAACAAGCCAACTATAAAATATAGACTTGAGGGATTTAGCTTTTTTATATGTAATGCTTGGGAATTGATGCTAAAAGCTCATATAATAAATAAATTTGGAGAAAATTCTATATACTATTCAAATAAACCAAATAGAACTATTACACTAGAAAATTGTGTCTGTAAGATTTTCACAAACGAAAACGCTCCTTTGCGTAAGAATCTTGAAAAAATAATAGAATTAAGAAATACAAGTACTCATTTCATTACAGAAGAATATGAGTCAATATACATTCCTCTTTTACAAGCGTGTGTATTTAATTTCGTAGATAAAATGATGGAGTTTCACAATATCGATATGACAACAATAATACCCGAAAACTTCATAACGCTATCTGTTCGTTTCAACTCTTTAAACGAAATCGAAATACGAGGTAAATATGAAGAACAAATAGCAGAGAAATTAGTATCTATTCAACATACTTTAGAACCTATGGTTGAAACTAATAACAATGCATTTGCAATTAAAGTTGAACATTATCACTATATGACCAAAGATAAGAACAACGCAACAGAAATATATCATCTTGAAAAAGATGCACATGATGGCGTTCGTATTATTAAAGAACTTAAAAATCCTAATGATACACATAAATACAGTGCTAAAGCGTGCATTAAAGAAATTAATAAAAGAATTCAAAAAGACCATATTAAGCTATTATTCAATGGGAATGAAGTGCAATTTAATATGTATCATTTTAATCTTTTTACATTATATTTCAACATCAAAAATAATGAAAAATTATGTTTTACATACCATGTATCAGCACAGCCACAGTATAGCTACTCACAACAAGCTATTGATTTTATTTACAATGAAATTAAAAAGGAACCCGATACAATACTTAATAATCTGAAAAATAAGCAAAAAAAATAGTCAACCCCAGGAGCAAAGGATTCTAAGTACTATGTACCTACTCCCATTCGGGAACCCAGCTTTCTTCCATCACAAGTTGACTATAGTAAGTATACTTACATTTTATTATATTGTCAAGTTGCTTTATATATTCATAAATGATATGAATTATGGAAAAGGCTGTAAATAAGTGATTATTATTGTATAACGAAACTACTTCATTAAATGAAATCTGAGGACGGAACGGGCAGCCGTCACCCTAGTTGGAGATGTGGGAATGTCACCCCACCTATTTCATTTATTAGTAAGGTAGTAGCTTCGGTTACCACATTTTTTATTTGACTTTATGGTATATAAATGGTAAGATTTAATCCAACAGAAATGGTCGTTGTTTAAAATGACTAGCGAGAATCCCTCTTACCATTTATATGGAAAGAGGGATTTTTTCCTTTATATTGACTTAATAACACTATTATATTATTATATATCTTAAGAAGATATGGCTAACTTGTTTGGCTGTGAATAGAGGACTTGAGATATATGACATCTCAGGTCCTCTATTTGCATTATATAAATAAAAGCCCCTGTGCTACCAACACAAGAGCTTTTACCACGATACTTACATAAGCTGTGCTTATGATATAATACCGCCTTAGACAAGCCATATTATATCATTTCTAACACCGCTTATGCAAGTAGGTGTTATTTTTGTACCCATTTTTTAAGTTGCACCGGTGCAACTTACATATGTTTTACAGAAAGGATGATTTAATATGAAAAAGAAAATATCTAAAGTACTTACATATAAACGTGGTAATCTATGGGCTTACCGATTTGAAGCCGCCGCTATCGATGGTAAAAGGAAATGGATAACTAAAAGTGGCTTTAAAAACCAGTCTGAAGCTTATGAGGCTGGTATGGTTGCATTTACACAGTATAAACAGACTGGAAAGAACTTCGTACCCTCTAACATATCCGTATCCGATTATATGAATTACTGGATTGATAATTATTGCAAAATCAATCTGAAGGCTAATACAGTATCTAGTTATAAAAAAAGAATAGAACTCTATATAAAGCCAGCTATTGGCTCTTATTATCTTAAGGATATAGAAGCACACATTCTTCAGGAACTTATTAATAATCTGTTCAACACAGGAATGTCAAGAAATTCCCTCGGCAATATTAAAGGTATTCTAACTAAGTCCTTTGCCTACGCTAAAACTACAGCTAGATTTATTAATGATGACCCTGCCGCTGCTATCTCTCTTCCACTTCCAAGAGCTAAATCCGAGGTAATAACTAATAAAAAAACAAGAGTTGTATGGACGGATGAGCAGCTTAACACTGTATTTAAAACATTTCCCTTTGGACATATATACCATATTCCGCTGTTACTTGCATATAAATGTGGTTTACGTCTTGGGGAAGTATTTGGTCTTATGTGGGAGGATATAGACTTTGATAATGGAACATTGAACATTAATCGACAGGTACAGATACATAATAATAAGTGGTTTCTTGAAAATCCTAAATATGACTCTTTTAGAACAATAGAACTTGATAATACAACTCTTTCAGAATTAAAGAAAATGTATGAACATCAGAAAGACTGTGAACAATATTATAATGAATACTACAATAATATTTACTGTGAAACACTTAATGATGGTTCTAAATTCATTACATATGATCCCGGCAATAGCTGTGAAGTGTTACATCTGGTTCAGGTCAGGGATGATGGTTCGTGGATCCAGCCTCGTGCTATGATGCACTGCTTTAGAGTTATTCATAATAAACTTGGTTTTAGTGAACTTGATTTTCACTCATTAAGACACACTCACGCTTCTGTTCTGCTCGCTAATGGAGCTGATGTTAAATATGTACAAGAACGTCTAGGACATAAGAATGTAGCAACAACACTTGATATATACACACACGTTACAGATACTATGCGTGAACGTAATAAAGACATTTTAAATAAACTATAAATAAAAGGCATCTGTACACACATCATTGTACACATTAAAACCTAATGTGTACAGAATGTGTACAAATGCCTTTTTTCAATGTGTACACATTAAAACTGTACACATATCAAAATCTTAAAACTTAGAATTTACCAGCCTTTGCAGCTTCTTCAACAGAAACAGCAACAGCAACTGTAGCACCAACCATTGGGTTGTTACCCAATCAAAGGCTATGAACTTTTATAATTCATTTCAATTATATACAATACCGTTTACATCAGTATTTACGCGGGTTTTAGGGTTATACACATTAAAATCAATTCATTATAATTTATATATATTTGTTTAAATTTATTCCGTAATGTGTACAAAATGTGTACAGTCTTATGTTATGTGTACACATAATATTAATACATTTTAGTGCTCAATATTCATTTATTAATATGTATTAACAGTTTCTACCTTATTATATACTAAACTCTTTCGATATTGCAAATATTAATAGCGCAAGTTACAACATCTCCGATACCGATAACTACTCGGTCTCCTTTAACTTCTAATACATCATACTCATCATAGTACATTGCAAAAGAACCACCATCATAAGTAGCATTAACAAGCACACGCACCTTATCGCCAACTTTTATATCTGCATTATCACAGCCTTCACCATTCGAATTGTCGCTTGATATAATACAGCCATCGTTGACCCAACCGGTTCCATCATTAATAAGATAAGGATTTACAGCACCCGGAATAACTCTTGTGATAGTCCCACTAGTAAAGCCGTTTGATGGTATAAGTCCATCAGATGATGTTGATGAAGCATATATTGTGTCATATGTCACGAAATCTCCTTCGTTATACTTTGTATCTGCATTAGACTGTGGAGTTTGCTCTGTTGGCTGTTCTATTAAAGGAAGTTCACCATAATAATAGTTCATATCAGTTCTGTCTGATGAACCATTAACAACACCATCTGATGTATATTGCCATATTAAACAATCCATTGATGGTTCATCTATTTCCCAGTGTGCAAGCCATCTGTTAAATCCTTCAAACGCTGTAAACCTTTCATCTTCTAAAATTCTGTTAAAATACTCCCAGTTAGCATATACTCCTGTTAAATATCCAGCTTCTTTAATTAGCTTCATAAATTCAATGCAGAAATCTGTAAGAGCTGCACCATTTTCATTCGGACTAAATCCGTGCTGTTCTTTATATCCATCAGCATCTTCCATATCAAACCATATACCAAGTACAGGATTAAATCCCTCAATCATTCTTAATGCGTGTGCTGCTTCACTTCTTACTTCTTTAATTTCAAGCGCATATGAATAGATATATACACCATATGGAATGCCTAATCTTTCACATTCCTGCATATTTCTTATTGCCTGCACATCATCCTGGCTTTCCACATCTGAGCCATATCCAATCCTTATCATAGCGCATACAACACCATCCGCCTTAATAGTATCCCAATCCAAATTTCCATTATGACTTGATACATCAATACATTCTACTTTACTCATTGCTTATTCCTCGCTTTCTTTTTCATCTTTAATATTTTCTAATTCTGCTTTCTTTTCCACCTGACTCTTAAGATTACTTACAATAGGCTGTAAAAATGGCGGAAGTGTAACACCTATATCATTGATATTTTCTAATATCGATATAATTTCATTACAATTTAGCCATATTGCCACTATACAGGCAACTAAAAATGTAAATGGCAATGTTATTCCAACAACATCTGCTGAATAAGAAAGGAGCTGGTCTACAATGACACCAACTCCTACTAAAAGCCACATACATATTTTCTTTGCTATTCCTTTAATTCCTTTATAACTATCAATCTCCTGATTTCTGAACTTTGAAGCTATAAGTCCTGTTGCATAGTCTATTATATTACAGGTTATTAATAACATAACAGGTATTGCAAGTATACCTAACGCACTCATTATTATGCTCCATATTGCCACTATAATTGTTTTCGCTCTTTCCATTTGTTTCCTCCTTATTTATATGTTTACTTTTATTTTAATTATTTGGTGCTCTAATCATCTCTATTGCCATCCTTTATTTACTAAATTCTGTTACCAGCTCATTTAATTTATTTTCAAATTCCGTTACATCTTTCGTATATGTTGCCTTATTTGCTATATATGCCTGCGCATTAGCTATGTTGCGATTTATAGACAACCCTCCATTTTCGGAGATTGTAGCATTCATATACATAATGTCTGTTGCTACTCCATTCTCTTCTACACTGCTTGTTCCATTTAATGTTATAGATTTGTTTACATTTAACATTTTTACCTCTTTCTACCACTCCTGTGGATTTTATTAATATTATTTTTATACCCAGCTTGCACTTCCCCAATGGTAAGAAGCAATAATTGTATGGTCCACATATATTCTCAAATATGCACCATCCCAATCAAGCCCAATTTCATTTTTCGGTGTTCTGTTAAGAACTGCACCACACCATCTTCCCCAGGTCGAATGATAAAGGTTAAAAGCATTGGTTCTTATTCCACCTATTACAGACAAAGCACAATCGTTATAATAACTTGTACCGCTATTACATATTTGCACATATCCTTTTCCTATTTTTGTATATGCCGTGTTATTTGGCTTATGCCATAGCTCAATTCCATCTCTTAACACGCTTACTTCTAATCCAGCTAAACCATACATTTTTATTCCTTTACCACTTTCAACATTAAAGCTCATTTCTCCGTCATTGGTGACGTGCCATAATGAATTTAACGTGGAGGGCGAAGCCCCTTGCGTAGCTCCTTTTTGAATTGAAAAAATCCAATCTCCAGTATTTTTAGACCCTTGAATATACACACGTCTTAAATATCCGTCTGGAGCAAGATAATCATTTTTAAACGCTTCGCTGGTTATGTCCCAACAGGCTATTTTCCCACTTGTGCTTGTAATACCTCCTGTACTGGATATTTTAAAATACTTGCTATCCCACGTTCCTGTTGCCAGGTTGAGCATCATTCCCGTGCTGTTTGCAACATAATTGGTACTTTTAAGCACTCCAGCTGTAACCGTTCCTAAGTTTGCGGATATTGCAGACAATGTAGATACACTTAACTCAGCCGCTGTGATTGAATTAGCGGCTATCTGATTGGCTGTTATTGTCTTAGAAGCTATCTTCGCGGCTGTAACTGCATTGGCAACAATCTTATCCGAGGTCACTGCATTTGCTGCTATTTTTGCCGAAGTTATAGCACTAGCTGCTATTTTATCTGCATTAACTGCACTTGCCGCTATCTTTTCTGTTGTTATTGCATTTGCGGCTATCTGTGTTGCTGTAACACTGCCTGTATATATCTTTCCGCCGTTAATCAGGGTTTTATTATTTGCAGCACACCAGCTTGCAATTGTAGATCCTTTAGCCTCCGCATAATCATTCTTTGGCGATTGGGTAGGTTCAAGATACACTGTATATGACGTATTTCTTGCTATATTAGTTTTAACAGTATATATTGTTACGTCACTTTTATTAGGTGTATAAATGTAATATTGTGCCCCACCACGCAACATAAAGTATATCTGGCTATGTTGTTGTACCTGCCCTACAAACGCAGGCATTTTATTACAAAAACGATAATTATTCTCCTCCAAATAACCAGCGGCATCTGTTGTTCCCCAGCCACCTGCTAATACTCTTAAAATAAGATTGCAAGTAAAACCTTGATTATGCGTAGACCATACAGGTTTAGAACCGCTATTAAGCTGAACATTACATTCATAGTTATATAAACCGTTATATGGTATAGAGGGGCTTATTAATACTGGATAATATGTATCCGTATTATATTTTGTATCTCTTAAATCTACAGTTATCTGATATCTTTTCTTGGCGGCGGCTATATCATTCTGCGTACCAGCATCAAGTTTTCCAATTACAATCGAACCTGAAGCTATCCTGTCTGCGGATATATAACCACTTGTAATCTTTCCTGCATCCATATTGGCAATCTTGGCATTCTGTATTGTTGCATCTGCTATTAATGCATTAGTTATAGAAGCATTCGCTATGGCATTAGTTCCGAACTGACGTAATACCCAGCTTTTGCCATCGAAGTAATACATCTTATTAGAATCTGCTGTATTAAACCATATATCATTAGTTTTTCTACTCTCCGTTGAAGGTGTTGTTGTCTGATAAAATATTGTATTCTTGCCATCTGCTGTAAGCTGTGCTCCTTCCGCAGTCTTAGAAGCCGCCGCTGATAAAAGTTTAGCCGCTTCCGCCGTGCTTAATGCACCAGCCGCATTCGTATTAGCTGTATCTGCCTTTTTTGCTGCATTTTCTATATCTTTGTCTGTTGTATTCATCCAGTCTGTTACATCTGTTCCAAACTTGGATGTATCTATTGCTCCTTCAGCTATCTGCTTACCGTTAATTGTTCCTACCGTGATATTGGCAGCCTTAAGATTGATTACCTCGATGGCAGCGGCATCTATAGTTCCACTTGTTATTTTATTAGCAGTTAAATCTACTATCTTAGCATCTGTTATGCTTCCGTCCGCAATCTGAGCTGTACCAACCGCGCCTTTGTCTATCATTGCTGTCTTTATAGAGCCAGCCTCGATATTACTAAGCTTTATGTTAGCGTACCTTAAATCTGCAACATCTGCTTTAAGATAATTGGTCTTTATATCAATTATCTCTGCATTTACGGCATCAATTTTCTCTGCTGTAACAGTATTAGCCTTAACCCAGTCAGCATCAACTTTCTTTGCTATTAATTCCTTTGCTATTATCAAATCAGAATATATTCTTTCGTTCTGCTGTGTTGTCGGACCTTTAAAATCTGTTTCAGTCTCAGCTTCCGTCTTCCCATAAGATGTAACAGTCATAGCCATACCGCCATCATATTCCTGTGCCAAATTCATAACCGGCATTTTATATTCACCAGTACCATCATTGACAGTTATGATATCCCACGGATCCAGGCGTATATCTCCAAGTGTCTTTAACGAAGCACCTCTATAAGTAAATTCTTTAATGCTCTGATATATATAACTTAATCTGTCTGACGTCATAAATGGGTTGGAAAAGGTTATTCCCAGTTGTCCACCGCCTTGTGATAATTCAGTCTGGCTATCCACATTGCAGTTAATATAATCCAGATGAAAGTCGCTTTCATTATGCTCAAATGACATAATTCTTGTTTTATCTATAGAATACTCACATTCTTTATACCACTTAATAACAATAGTTCCGGCTCTGTCCACGCATGCAAATCCACCAGCTAATGAAGCTATATAGCCTATCACCTCTCTGTATGTATATCCAACTGGTTTAGTCTGTATCATTATGTAATCCAGACCACTTACGTCTGCCGGAACACCACAGCTTGTACTTATCTCACTTAAAACCGAAGCAGCACTTGCTGGATATATCAGATTGGATATATATAGTCCTGTAGTCTTCATCATTCTGTCATATGCTGTAAATGTCGTTGTTGCCTGATCACTTTGTGGGCGCTCTGCTGTGAAAAAGCCAAGTGGAATATATTCATACTTTCCACTTGGCAGCTTTAAACCTATCTCTACTGGTATCTCTGTATTTTCAAATAATTCGTCTATCTTTTTAATAGTAATTTCTATCTTTGCAGATACAGCCGCTCCTAGCTGTAAAGCTTCATCAGCCGTACTTGATGTTTCATAGCTCAATTTTTTGAACTCGGAATTAAACCACCGTCCATTAATCTTAAGCCTTGCCTCAAAAGTCCTTGATGGACTTCTTATTGTTTCTTTAAAAGCTTCTGTTACGTTGTTATACATATGTTTACTCCTGTATCATAAACTCTATTGCTGTAATATCTTCTAATGTAGTTCCATCATATCCCTCTGCATCACATTCATTAACATCTTCCAGCTTAATCATATGCACATCAAGTTCTGTTTCAATGTTATACATTTCATCAATTTCTTTAATCACCTCCTGCTCCTTGTCTTCTGCAAACTTGTAAGAGCCATCTTCTACGACTGCATTTCCATTTTCATCCTTTAAAGCATTTTCCTTTAATAATCGCGTTCTTTCAGCGTTATATACCTCTAATTCTGCCAATAACGCTTTAAGATTTTTAGCAATTGCATAATTGACCTTAACTGGCCAATGTTTCTTTGAATTCTGTAACTTCTGTAATTCTGCTGCACATCTGTCAATCTGTTTGATTGTAAATTTCATATTATAAATCTCCTTTATTGTTGAATAATAGATACACTTGCACTTCTGTAATAGAAAATACCATCATCAAGCTCCCCTATTACTTCCTTGCTTAGTGTACCTCTGTAACTTGTTATTGTTATATCCTGTCCATCATCATGAAATGTTATTGGGAAGAATCCGGCAACAAGCTTATTCTTAATAAGAACCAACTCATCTTCCTGAAGAACTCCCCAGGATATAGATAAGGTCTTCTTTTCAGCAACTACATCACCTAACATTGTTCCGTCAAGTGCTCGTCCCGTTGAAGAAGACCATATTATCTCATCATCCACTTTGATGGACACAGGAGCCGGAAGCTCCTGTCCATCACACTGCAGTATCAATTCATCACATCCTTAATGTATAATCTCACATTTTCCTGTCTGCTTTGTATGTTCGTTTATCTTATCAACTACATATTTCTTAAGGCTCTTTCCATCAAGCTGTATATCAAGATCTAATGTTTCCAACACTTTAAGTATCTGCTTAAGAATACTTATAGCCTCAGACAACAATTCAGCACTTGATGCCATAGCTGCTGCCTTCTGTGCCATATCGATAAGCTTATCCTCTGGTGCTACAACTTCTCCCTGGTGTTTATTATCACCAATCATTGCAAGCTGTGGTGTGTTTGGCTTTACATATCCACCTTGTGCAAGGTATGGAATGCTGCCAAAACCAACTTCCGGTAAATCAAACCCGAAATGGTCACCACCTATAACTGGTACCCAGTCAGGCACATCAAAACTCAAACTATTTACCTTACGAACCATCCAGTTAATTCCACTTTCTAATCCGTCAAGCATACCATTTATAAGTCCGATTACCATATTAATAGGTCCTTTGGCTATATCACCTATCAAAGAGAATATTCCACCAAATGCATCAACTATACCTTCCCAGGCTTTTGACCAGTCACCTGAAAATACACCAGCAATAAAGTCAATCAATCCACCAAATATCTGCTTTACATCACCAAATATATTGGAAACATTATTCAAATAAGCATTCATTATATTGCCTATAAAACCGAAACTATCAGAAAAATCTATGTTAAAAATATTCTGTAACCAGTTATCAAATGAAGAAAATGCAGACTTTATATCCTGCCATATGCCTTTGAACCAGTCACCTGCTTTGCACCATTTATCAGTAATCCAATCCCAACATTTTCCTGCTGCATCCTTAACTACATCCCAATGTTTTACTAATTCGTATATAGCAACTCCTAATGCTGCTAAAGCCACTATAACTAATGTTATAGGACTTGTTAATACGGACATAGCTACACCAAATGCTGTTGTAGCGGCTGTGGCTAACCAGGTAGCGGCTGTATGTGCTGCTGTCGCTGCCGTATCTGCTATTTTAGATGCCGTTGATATTCCCCATTGTATGGCCTGAGAAACTAATTCCTTTGTCGCCAATGCCATATTTACAATAAAATCTTTTATTCCTGTGGTAACATCTACAGCTTTATTTTTTGCTTTCTCTGCAGTATTCTTTACCCACTCTATTGATTGAAGTGCCAACTCCTTAGTTGCCTTTGCCATATCAATAGCCAGGTTCTTAATATTTCCGCCTATATCAACAGCTTTATTCTTAGTCTTCTCAGCAGTATTCCTTACCCATTCAACAATATCATCTTTCAATGCTATAGTTGATGCTTTAATATTAGTTACTAAGTCCTTAATACCTTTTACTGTATCTGATTGCAGGATATTTACCTTAAACCAAGTAGTATAATATATTTCAAGCTTTGATATGGATTGTATAATGCTTTTAACAAAATCTTTTGCATACATAGCACAAAGCTGAATTGTTTCAAACTTATCAGCTATTTTTGCTAATGTACAAGCATGTATTGCCGCTTTCATTTTATTTATAATTCCGACAACACCGCCAGCATTCATAAGAAATTCGGCTAAGTCTACCGCTTTCCAAGCTGCTGCAAATGCTCCTATTGTTATCACTATTGCATCAAATGGACCTTGATTATTCTTTATCCAAACAGATATACCCTCTAATGCAGATGCCAATCCTTTCAGAACATCAACAATCACTCCACCAGTCCAACTCGCCACAGGCTCAAGTAAATTATCCCAAGCCCACATCCATAATGGCTTTAACGCATCTAATGCACTATTTAGTACATCTAAACAACCTGCTAATACATCAAGAAATGCCGGAAGCAAATCCTCTATAGTCCACTTAGCTAAAGGAACAAATATATTGTAATAAGCCCATTCCAATCCAGCGAACAACTTCTCTGTTAATGGTTGTGCGGCTTTCTTGAGGTTATCAAGAGATGTTATTAAATTATCAAAGGATATTGCTTTAAGTGGCTCTAATGCCTTCTTGACTTTATCTGCCATATCAGATATTGCACTAGAAACATTAGATGTACTTCCACTCACATCTGGTACAAGGTCAACGCTTCCGATTCCTGAAGATGTTTCACCTGAACTACCGCTTGAATCAGAACTATCATCTGTTGGCTCTGTCAGCTTATTTATCTGGTCAAAGCCTGCAAGGGACTTCTCAATATCCTTTGCTGTCTTCTTAGCTGCATCTCCTATTCCACTTACATTATCTGCAGCACCTCCAGCATCATCTCCTATGCCTGCTATATCAGCACTTATACTTCCCATAGAGGATGATATATCGGCACCTGTAAGCATCTGCACGAAACTAGCAAATCCATCTGCCACTTTCTGCAGTCCTGCAAGCAGACTATTAAATCCACGCAGAATAGGTGTAAACAATGCTATGAAGCCTTTACCAAGATTAGCCTTTAACTGCTGAAACCTTAATGTAAGTATTCTTGTCTGATTCGCCCAGGAATCCTGTGTCTTAACAAAATCTCCTGTGGCATTGGACAAAGCACTTGTAACGTACTGATAACGCAGCATTACTTTTTCCTGCTCTGTCATCTTGGCTGTAGTTTTACCGAAGCCGTTATTAAGTGCATACTGGTCTAAGTTAGTCTGAGTCATAATCACACCCAAGTCCTTGAGCGTTTCAGTCTCACCAGTCCAGATAGATTTCAGCTTTGTATATGCCTCGTCCGTTCCAAGATTGTAAAATGATGCAACATCACCGGTTAATCCTGTGACATTTTCAGCCATATCAAGTGCCGCCTTACCTGTAATACCCATAGCATTACTCATCTGGCCAAACACACCCATGTACTTCTTAGCCGATAATTCCGATAATCCAAAGTTAGTCATAGCATTGGAAGCCCACTGGTCTGCCTGCCAGCTTAAGTCCTTAAATGCTGTATCTACGACATTCTGTACTTCTGTTACATTAGAACCTACTTCTATGCAATCTTTCGTAAACTTAGTAACTGCAGCTATACTTAGTCCTGCAGCTATCTTCTTACCAAGCCCAGAAAAGATAGTTGTTGCCTGCTTAGCTGCCTTATTAGAAGCTCCTGTAAGCTGATTAACTATCTGTGAACTATCTATTCCAAGTTCCAGAGCTATCTGACCTACTGTATCTGACATTCGCCCTCCTTTCTGACACAATTAAAAAGCTGCCTACTTCTTTGAGTAAGCAGCCTTAAAATCTCTTTGTAATCGTGTCCAATGTTCTATATACTGTGGTGTTCCTACCACTCTCTTATTACGTTTCAGAAGCCAGTCATTGTGTATCTTCTTCTGTTCCTTAGTAAAGTTCCTTATGACTTTCATATCTTTTTCTGCCCTTATGCTCACCACTCTGCCAAGCGGTGTCTCTGGCATTATTCCTGACAATAAAGAACAAAATTCCGCCCAAGACATATCATCTTCCGTTCGCAATCGTATGCCATACTGTGACAGGAAGCTTGACTCTATCAATTCCCAGTCATCATATATGTCATAATATATTTCACTATGAGGGTGTATTCTCCTCTCCATATGTGCCTGTGGCAACACCCATTATTGCATTATACATTTCCTTATATTCTGGAAGCGGTAAGTCCATAGCCTCAATCTTATCTGCTGCCTCTTTGCCAATAAGCATTTCAAGAGCCTTTGTTATAAATCCCATTCCGTTGTCACTATCTTTCTTCTTTTCAGCCTCAGCAGCCATAGCCTGTACATTAAGAATTGTGTTCTTTCTGTTATTCACAGTTACCACTAAGTCATCAGTAATACGAACCATAGGTAACTGGTTTGTAATCTTCATTGATATGTCTATTACTTTAAAATCTGTCTTTGCCATTATTCAAATTCTCTCTTTCTTTTTTATTCTGTATATGGAATATATGTTGGTTTTCCATCGCTCTGTGCTTCCCATTCGAGTGCATCAATGCTTGTTGAGTCTCCTCCAAGGGAAGTTACATTTATAACTGCTGGGATAAGAAGCTGGTCAAGGTTTGGGAAAATAATTGAAACCCAGGTATTGCATTCCTGTCCTGTCTTTAAAGCCAGGCTTGCGATATAATCATTACCTTCATCACCATAATTACGCTTACCACCCATAGTCATACCCAATGATTTACCTGTTGTAAGTCTTCTTGTCCAGCCTGCCTGATCCATTGGATTCCATTCTTCAATTGTTCCATCTACGGATATGCTTAAGCTCTCTGCATCTTTTACAACCTTTGTTTCTACTGTTTCCGGTGTATCTGTGCTCTTTCTTCCTGTTATGCATACACCGAACTGAATTGTATGCACCGGATTAACGCCAGTAAGAGGTGTTGCCCCTGCATTATATCCAGCTAATTTAGTATTCTGTGCCATACCTTTACCTACCTTTCATAATAAATATCTAATTCTATTACACTCTCAAAGATACCTTTATCATCTGTCCCTACATCCACAGGTCCATCAACCTGCATTTTATTGAATAGCAGCTTTGTATCATTGATTATTTTATTGTTGGTGTCTCTAAGCATATTATAGAGCTGTTCCGAGGTTTCTTCTGTATCTCTTACACTCTTATTCCAGTGTACTAATATACTTACAGACTTAATACGATAAGAGCTGTTATTTAAACCTCCTACAGCCGTCTGTAGAGGTCTTTGTCTGTTAAGATTATATACTCCTATGCTCTTATCTTTTTTATTATCAAGCTTGCCGCAATATACATTATTATTGTCTGCAATGCCAAGACCTGCTATATAATCTCTTACATCACCTATTCCTAACATCATAACCCCGCATTTTTCTTGTATAACTTAGCAAATGTATCTGGAGCAAAATTTCTTTTCTTACCATCTTTAAGATAATCATCTAGCCACCTGCCCTTGGCATTTGCATTGCCTTCGTGTCTTTTACCTTTATCATCTACCCAAGGTGATTGATGGAAGTTATATTCAGGATGATAATATAACCTTCTTACATATGGCGTACTTGATATAAGTTCTACCTTGCCATTGGCAATATCCTGTGTATATACAAATGTGCTTTCATTTTGCAGTGTACCTGTATCCCTAGGCATTACCTGACTTTGAACTACATTCGTATGTATTGCTTCCGCTGTCTGTGCCAGCGACACCTGTGCTGCTGCCGTAAGCCTTTTCAACACTGGCATATTAAGCTTTACTGTTGATTTAACATTCTTTGCCATTACATCACATCCAATCTCACATAATTTACTGTTCCATCAGGATTACGGCATTTTGTACCCTTGTATATATGCCTTGTTTCGCCAAACACCGTTATCTCACCCTTAGTAATAAGAGGCAGTTCTGGCGCAATATCACCAGGTATTAAGGCACAGCCCTCAAGCTGTATAAGCTTCTGTTCTGCTGTGAGCACCGTCTTTCCACTGTCTTGATAGTTGCATAATCCGTCCCATACCACAGGGTCTAACTGCTCCCCATATACGTTTTGACCTTCCTGCTCTATCTCAATATGTACTTCTGTTTTACAGAACTGCTTTAATACTAAACAAGGATATTTCATACTCACACCCCCAGACTTAAACAACAGAAACCTGTCTGACAAAGTACCTGATATGTATCACGTTTTACAGCAATGCCATTCTGTACAAGCACATTCCAGCTGCTGCCAAACTGCATAGATACTCCATTTACAGCATAATTCTGCAAGACACAATTAATCATGTCTTCATTCTCATACTCAAAATCAGCCATATCACAACATACATCTATAATTATTGCCTGCTGGAACTCTGTCAGATTATCAAAGCCTCTTGAAGTTATGCGATTAAAAGTAAGCGAGTCGATGTGTCGGCTCGCCTGCTTTAATCTTCGTTCTATCTGTTCATCCGGGATAAGATTATGCTCGCTCAGGTACTGTTCTTTACTTGCATATACCATAGGCTCACGCTTCAATATCTTCTGCAGGATCTACATCAACGAATACAGAATCAACCTTACCATCCTTGCCATTAGGGAATACAAATGTATCACTTAACTGGCGATTCTGATAAAGATATCCGTCTCCTTCTGTATGTGCTCCTGGTGCGAAGAAATAAATAGATGAAATCTTAGGTACTGTCTTACATGTCTGTCCACATGCGACAAGTACATTAATCTTGCGTGAGCCCTGAACAGTTTTTTCATAATATGTGGCTATATTAGTCTTTGTAGGCTTTGCCACAACTGTATAAGTGCTGTCGCTCTTAGTGTAGTATGTCTTTCCTTCTGCCACATCTGTATCTGTTGTTATGGCATACTTTGACTTAAGCGGAGCAAAGCCGCCCTCTGCAACATCCCAATCGAATCTGTCATAGAATCTTTCATCATCCACAACTTCCATAAGTGTCACACCATCAATATCAGTTACACGTGTTTCAATGCCAAGACCACCTTCTGCAATCTGTGTCATTTCAATCTTACGTGTAAACTCCTTTGATACCTCAAGCTTATCCATAATGTCAGAAGATACATACATAATGAGGCTTCCATTTGCCTTATATCTTCTAAGCTTGCCTGCTGCCAGAATATGCTTAAGCTTAGCAAATACATTCTCTGATGTATATTCTGTGGAAGCTGTTTCAGTATGATATAATTCTGTCTTCTGTGCAGCCTGTGCTACCTTACTGAAAAATAATGCATCTGTCTCTGGTACTACCTGTGTCTGTTCAAATATGTGTGAAATATTCTGAATAGATGCTGTCTGATTTGTTTCATCAACATCTGCCTTATCAACCATAAACTGTACATCTCTGTCATGTGTTACTGTGTAAGGAACATCTTTCTGGTTATATTCTCCTGTGTTCCATCCACCTGATCTCTTATGGTTCTTATAACCACTTACACTCATCTGTGTAAAATGGAAAGTCTTTGCATCTAACCATCTGACATTGTTTGTGATAAATGGTGATGTAAGTGTGCCCTGAATAAGAATTGCTAATAATTCAGGACTCCACTGTTCTGCATAATTTAAATTTGGCATATTATTTTACCTTTTTAACCTTTCTTAATTGAATCTATTCCATCTCTTTGTAGGAACATTTACATTGCTACCTGCAGAAGACTGCTGTCCATTAGTCTGCTGCCCTGCGCCAATCTGGAATCCAGCATTATTCTCCGTACTTGGCTTAAGTGCAGGTACATCCTTTAGAACCTGTTCAATTGCAGCTTTAACATTGTCCTCTGATATCTTTCCATCTGTACCCTTTGCCTTACTGAAATCAGCCATCTTAAGCACGTATTGTACTGTCTTGGCATTAATACCAAGTGTCATTGCTACCTGTGTAGCCGCAAGCTCTATACGAGCCTGTTCAGCATCTTTCTGTGCCGCTGCCACTTCGTTCTGAAGACTAGCGTTAGCGTTCTGCTGCTGTTCTACCTGCTGCTGTTTATTCTGCTTAAATGTTGCAATAGCCTGGCTTACTTCCTCCTCGGATAGTCCCTGCTGCTGGAAATAGCTTTTAAGCACAGCATTTTCTTTCTTGGCAGTTGCGGTGTCTAACATGCTCTGTATTTTGTCATAGTCAATTCCAGCTGCCTGCTGATTATTCTGACCACCCTGCTGTCCTGCCTGTCCGTTATTATTGTTTCCAGCGTTCTGGTCGCCGTTACCATCTCCGCCCTCAGCGAAGAACTGTAAATTAATAGGTAATGTCTTTCTCATACCTGTCTCCTTTCCGTTTACCGCCCGTCGGCATTTTCCTAAAGTTTAGTGCCATTAAGTTTTGGGCATATAAAAAGGACGTCCATTGCTGAACGTCCCAGATATCAATATGATATTATTTATTTTATTGTATTCAATACTTCTTTGAGCTTATTCACTATAGACCTTTGTCTTGAATATAACATATATATAGTTGCTGCAGATTCGTCATTATCTATAAGAGATTCGCCCTCTGCAAATGCTGTCTGAACAAATCCTAATGTTGCTGTTGTCTGTTCCAGTTCATACAAAGCATTCTCAAAATCAATTTTAGCAGACATATTACACCTCCATATTCATCTGTGCGTTAGTGTTCTGTATCTGTTCTTTCAGAACCACAGGCAGCTGATACTCTTCAATTATAGATATTGCTATGTCACACTGTCTACGCTTGATTGACTTGTAGGAAGTAACCTGAAACTGTCTTTTCAACTCTCTGTAGATATCTGTGTATACCTTACCGCTTAAAGACTTATCGTGATATGCATTGCTGTCTTTACCGCCTAAAGCGCGTGTTCCAACCTTGCGTACTGCTGTTGTTATTCTGTCACATTCTATATTCATAAGTGGCATATCCTGCTTGAAGTCTTCAAGTTCCTGCTTAACTTCATCAATCTTATCATTAACTTCAAGAATTGCCCGACTCTGCAACTGAAGTTGTTCAAGTGCTGTGCGTGGCTTGCTGTTGTTTATATGTTCTTCCATATCGTGAAAACGATTGATGTATCTTGCTGTAAATTCTGTTCCCTTTGTGCCTGTAAGCTTATGTGCTATAAACTCACAGCCTTTCTTGGTTACATTGTAGCAAGGTCTTATTTCTCCTTTATTATCCTTGTATGTACTTTCTGTAAAGAAATCAACGAAGCCAATCTTGGATTGGTTAAACTGCTCTACATAATTTCTTATGTCCCTTAATAATTTACTATGTTCTTTTCCAACCATTTCGGCTACTTCAATGCTTGTTATCGTCTGCTCTATCTTATTCATTTTTAAATCAATCTCCTTTTAAAATTATGTTGACCAATTCCAAAAGTAAGATATAATATTAATACCAGTACTTTGGTATTGGTGTGTTGAAGAAGTTCGTTTTGCTTGGTAGGTGGGCGAACTTCTTTTTTGTTATTTAATTCCCAATTTTTCTTTTAGTAGTTTTATTCCCTCAACAACTGCATTAACTCTTTGAGTATTCAATGCATTAGCACATTCTTGTATATCTTCAATTTCTTCTTTTGACATTCTGAAGCCTATCTTTTCTGTTCTAGGATTGTCTGTGGGTCTACCCATTTTCTTCTTATCTACTTTAATCACCTCTTGACTCTTGCCTTGTAACCAAATAAATGATATTATCTATTTGGTATCGAGCGGTGGCAAGTACCGCCCGAATTTTTCGTTGTCAGCCTTGCTTATTTATTAAGCAGGGCTTTTACTTTTTCTCTAGCTTCTTCAATGTCTTTACATTCATGTATAAAAATAACAGCTCTATAGCTGTTTATTTAATCTAATCTTCAATTCTCTTAATATCATATGCTACTGCACACTGATGTTCTATTTTACAACCTCTAGCCTTATCCCAGCCTTTAACAAAATATACAACATCAGCCTGTGATAGAAGTTCTATTGATTTTCCTAAAAACCACAATGGCTTAGCTTCTGCTGGTGCTCCTTCAAAAAAAGACTCTATAACTTCTACTTTCTCACCTAATAGCAGCTCTGCATATTCTATTGCCTTTTTCCTTGTTTCTTTTATTTCCTCGTCTGTTTTACCTGCCATAGGCTGGCTAATAAATAATTTTTTCATACTGTCTTGTCCTCACTTTCTTAAAATTGGGTATAAAAATACCACCAATCTTTCGACTGGTGGCTGTTACTTGTTTTCTTTTATTTCTGCTTTATCTTCATTATTGCTTTCTGCCTTTATTGGTCCTTTTTCCAATAATGCAATCAATTCATCAATTGTCATTCCCGGTTTTCCATCTAATATACCATCCATTGAAACACCTCCTGCCTCAATATTACCCTCTCTGTATGCCAACAGAATAGCATTTTTTTAAAAACAAATCAATACACTTATTAATATTATCACTATATTTTTCCTGACACTCTCTCATCAATTCAACCGCTCCATTATAATCAAAATGCTCGCCTTTTGAAATATATCGTACATCTCCTTGATTTGTCACAATGGTCATAGTTTTTATTGTGTCGTGTCTCATAAATACTCCAATATCATTTGCTGAAAAATCTGTTAATCCAGGATGGTTGTGACATAATACCAAAGACTTATCTTTTGCCGAATGCAATAAATGAAACATATCTGAATCAGAATATACATCTACCTCATGCCTTCCACCTTTTATAAATTTAGTTTTTTTATTTGTTATTAAATCTACTACACATGCAACTTCATTACTGTTATTTTCATCTCTCGCAACTTTAAGTAAGTCCTTATGTACCTCTTTTATAAATTTATTATTATCAGAAGTAAAGCCCTTAGGATTAATTTCATTTACTTTATCTATTGCCTGCTCCGTTATTATAACCTTTTTGCCTCTATTTTTCTGTTTTAATACTTCATTCTCCCACTGTTCCTTCTTATCGGCGTACATTTTCTGATTATCCAGATCTAATGAAAATTCTGACAGCCTGCCATACTGCTCCGCCATTCTGCCTGCATACTGCTGCTTCTGGTCCTGCCTGTAATCTTCCTTAACCTGCTCAAGCTCTTCCTTGGTAAACTTACTGTCTGGTTCTTCATCCAGCTCAGGGAAGTATGTTGTATGTACGTCCCGGCATCGTGGATGGTACAACCCCGCAGCCATTGCCGAAGACATAAGTGGATAAGGACCATCAGATGCCTTACCGCCACTCCATACATCATCTATAAGCACCTTTCCAACAAATGGAAGGCACTTAGGACAGGCATTCGCACGCTTATTCATAATAACTGTACTAATTCCCCAGGACTGTCTCATTTCTCCCTCTCCAGTTAGATATGCACGCTTATTGGCTGTCTGAATTGCCATCTTAGCATAATCTTTCATAGTATGCCTTGCGCCATTCGCATATTCAATACAGTTAATACCAGCTTTAAGAAAATCTCTTGTAGCCATATCAACTGCTTTCTCATATGTTCCTGCACCCGTATTCGCATACACCTGAGCATTGAATATTATCTGCCGGTATTTATCTTCCGACATTCTAAGCATTGCTTTTTCCGCCCTGTTAAAATCTGACTTCGTAGCTTTAATCAGGGCATTAAGCTTTCTTGTGTTAAGCTTGAAAAAAGCACCCTCAGTGCCTTGTGACACCTTGGATGCTTTTAATCCCTTTTTCAATGCTCTTAATATCTTCTGTTCCTGCTCTGTGCCGCCTGTCTGCCTTGCTGTAAATATCATTGCATCAATTGAACTGTTTATATCGCTGAATCTACCCGCAAAACGTGTCTTGTTATCTGCTTTATATTTTTCTAAGGCTTTAAGCTGTTCTACCTGCCATTGTGTCCAGTTGAATCCAAGTTCATCTTCTTCAGCTCTGTGTCTGTCAAGATTTCGTATCATAGAAGCAATCAGCTCATCTTCTATGGCTCTAAAGGCTTTCTCTATGTCATATTCTGTATTAAGTGCCATAAGCTACCTCACTTGTTATCAAAACCTGTAAAACTGTTATCAGTGCCATTAACTGTAAAGCCATCTGCCTGCATATTAAGTGCCGGCTCTTCCATATCAGATATACCCTGCTCAGCCTTAAGTCTTGCTATCTCTTCCTGCTTCCATTCATCATCCTTAGTATCTCCATACAGTTCATCAACAGATGCCTCTATGCTCATAATACCGCCCTGCTTTGCCTTGCTGACTG